TTTAAGTTGATTCATGTGTTTTTGTTTTGTTTGGTAAAATTAAGGAGTTTTTGTTATTATTTAAGATTTTTATGTTAAAGTTTTCACAAAAGATTTTTGCGTGATCCGAGCAGATTTTTGTCCGCATGGGATTTTTAGCAGGTTTTTGGCAGGTTTTTGTTGGGGTTTTTGGCAGGTTTTTGGCTATCATGTAGCAACTATCTATTAGTTGTATATGCAACCATGTTATAACATTGATAATATCAAATAATGCACCTTTGCAATATGGGTATATTACATTCATACTAAAATCAATTTGTAGGCTATTTAAAGCCTTATTTTTGGATCTATTTTTTACATTAATGTCTATGTGTCAACCAACTTTTTTTACCGCCTTAATTCGCCTTAAAATTAGTTTTCTATATTCGTGTGCAATATGGCATAAAAAAAGCGGGATATTGAGTCCCGCTTTACACATATACGACACACACATACTATACTTTTTCCATCCACTTTTGACATGATTCGCACACATCACAATTAAAGTCACGCGAATACACCATCGTCTTCGCTTCAACTAATTCGTCACACGCTTGACACTTCGCCCATTCGTTACTGACTTTTGGCGCACTGGTGTAGTGTTCATTCCATCCATCCCAATCGTTATAAGTGTTATAATACTTTGACACATAAGAAAACGACTTTTCTTTTTTAGGTGTGTATGCGCATTCGTACACGCTTGTCATGTCATGCATGATATGTCGACACATACATAAACAATTTTCGACATCTTCAAAATTCACGACTTCATCGTCGCAATGTGGATTGTAGTAACCACATGACATGTTCGCAACTGATACGCCTACGCCTAATTGATTAAGCGCGTAAACATCTGTTAACATACCCGACGCGAATTTATACCCATATGCGCCTATAATCTTTGCGACCTCTTTTTTAAATCGCTTCGATTGTAATTGTGCGCCATATATTTCATTCACGAAATCATTATTCCCTTTCCTGTCGCACTGGAGAACAAATCGCACATCACTAAAAAAAGTCATATCTGCATCGTAGCTACCATCACATCCTACCTCTTCATCCCTGAAGAATGCTACTTTGATATTGTCCATGTCGCGCAATAATTCAAGACATATATAAATTCCTACCTTATCGTCGCCACCACATCCACTTGGTGAATTAATGCGCTTATTGAATCCCATCGCGCATGAATCGTCATGTAATATGGTATAATCTTCATCAGGTATAATCTTATGAACTGAATCAGTATGCGATACGATACATGGATAGTCACGCGCATCGCCTTTTGTCACATAGATATTACCTTTGTCCATTACTGGTGTCAATCCCATATCATGTAATTCATTAATTATATATTCATTCATTCGCGTCGTATCGTATGACTCACTTTGTACGCGCAATGTGTTAAGCAATCTTTGTCTCATTGTTTTTTATATTTATAGTGTTTAAAATTAGTTTATAGTGTTCGATATTTTCTTTATATATCATGCCACCATCGACCTTTATCATGTCTTCGTTCAAATAGTATTCGCCATCGATTATACACTTCGTCGCATCGTCTTCGTGTGCGTGTTCATTACTATAAACATCACCACATAATTGAACCGCATCGTCTTCGTGAATCATGTCGCCATTATAATCACTTACGCAATTATCAATAAGATGCCATTCATTGCGTGAATCGACATAGCATATATCTTCATCACTTCGTAGATAATCTTCGCCATCTACTTCGACGCAATCACGCGACAATACCCATCCACCATGTGCAATGTCGACTAGGTCGTCAAGACTTACATAGCCATTAATACTTTGCCCATTAGGACGCGTATAATCGACATATCGCGCATCGTCTTCGTCAATTTCGCACTGGTTATAAACATCGTACACATTGCGGTTACAATCTTCATAGCCACCATCAGTACTTTTCAATATGCGATATTCATTAGTATTATATTCAGTGCGCAACTGGTTATCCTCTAATATCGACAAAGTGTCCATATATGGATATTCGTTATAATCGTATTTTTTAAGTATAACACATGGTAGGTATATGTGACCATCTGTCAAATGTTTATCGAAATCGCTATGGTGACATGATTGTCGTGACTTATAAAAATAGTTATTATCGTGTGCCCATTGTATGAACGATGGAGTAAGTGAATCATGCGCGTATATGGTGTCCATTGCTTTTTTGCCATCGTGCATAGTCCATAATATTGCGCGTCCTAATACTTTGCCATTGCAATCATTCGCAACTAGCATCGACACTACTTCGACATTGTCGACATATATGTCTAAATAACTTTGGCACTCTTCATGTCGCATACATGAATTAAATAAATTAGTATCAGTGCCTAATATTTTAGAGTAATTGTCAACTAAATAAGCGTCATAAATTTTGCGACCATTAATAACTTCGAAGACAATTTTTTTCCCTTCGCCATCTTCGTCGCCTAATACTGATATATATGACTTTACTAAATTGCTAAATTTCTCTAATTCAACCGCGTCAATATCTTCGTTTATAATTGCTAATTCAGTAAGTAAATTTTTCGCCATCTTACCGACCTTCATATCTTGGCGACCATTACGCGCCCATTTTCCATTCTCATTCAAAGTATGTTCGCGACCATTAGGCAAGTACGAACACATCTCACCTCTCATAGTTATATAATTGGCAAAGGTCGTGTGTGTAAGATTGTCGCGTAATAACGCATTCGCGACTTTACTTTCATGGCGCATAGATAATAACATCGTGCGCATGGATGAAGAGAATGTCAAAGGGATGCGAAGCGTGTTAGTATCGTCGTCCCATTGCTCGGTGATACGCAACCAATAATCGCTTCTTTGTGGTGTGTTATCCCATATGAATCCTCTATCAATAGCGTTATACATTGTCGATGTTTCTATATTAAAGATGTCGACTTGGTGTTGCAATATTGCATTTTCGAATGCTTGTGACTTTAATGGCTCTGGTAATAATGAATACCATTGAATAAATTTTTTCATGTGTGTGTTTTTGTGTGTGTATGAATTAAAAATTATCTGCGAACATCATTAGTAATATGCAAAGGATTACAACTATAATCGATTGCGTGAATGTGAAATCTTTACTTTGTTTCATTTTCATTTGCAATTAAAAGGTGAATTAATAAGCGAATAATTGTACCAATAAAAAATGTGAAAATGCCTAATTGGAAGGCGAATAAGATATATAAATTTTCCATAATATGTGTGCCATTTGTTTTATATGGCATCGTAATATTACGACATTAATCAATACAAAGTGAAATAAACTTAAAAAAGATTAAAATTAGTTATACATCTTATTAGTATAGGATATAGTAATCTATACACTTATGCAATGTATCATGTATGATACAATGTATAATGTATGATACATTATATAATATATGATATATTATATAATATAGGGATACAATCATATACTTAATGAATAGAAGTATTTTAGGTTATCAGTTAGCGAATGCGAAAGAGTCAGTAAACAATCAATAAAGTAAAAATACATATTTTTGCCCTTGACAATATGGCAATATCGTTATTAAGTGTTTTAAGCCTATTTTAGCGTAGGTAGGTAGTAAGGTAGGTAGGTAGTAGGTTTAAAAAAGATAGGCTTGTTGTGATCCTGTGAAGGGGCTTTAATTGGTATTTTTGGGGTGGTGTACCCTATACCCTTTTCATTCGTACGGAAAATTTCGTAGATCCCTTGTGCCCTCCAATATTCTGATACCAACCATTGTTTTAACATTTTTTGATATTTGATTTTTTTTATTTTCCATATAACCCATTATAATTTATTATAATATGAATATACCGAAAAGAGAACTAGACAAACGCTACAAGCAAGGAGTTGATACAGGAACAATGAGTTCCAATAATGTTGAATTGCCATTGAAGAGTTATTCTGCACTAAATAAGCCTAATGGGAATATCCTAACCGATAATATACCAAAGCAAGAGTTAAGGATGATGAGTAGCAAGTCGATGAGAAAGTATGTTAGGAACATGAAGAAGAATGAGTTAAGGAAAGCCAAACTAAAAAACCAGTAATATGAAAGACACGGTAGCCAAGAGAACTTACAGATGTAAATGCGGAGTATCTACAGAGGATTATGTTTGGGATAGTTCCATAAGGGAACATACCATCAAGTGCACTAAGTGCGAAAGTGTGCTTAGCTTTGACCATATCAAGGTAGAGAAGGTAGTACATATCACATCTATCCGAACACCAACTAAAAACCGATAATATGGAAATATTTGTAAAAGCATACTATGATGGTATGATGATTTTATTTTTCTCGTTTTTTATATTTTGCATAACAAGAAAAGGAGAAAGAACAAAAAAATGGTAACCAAAAACGATTAATATGAATGCAGAATTCAGAGATATTAGCAAAGAAGCTTTTATCATAGCTTACAAGGAGAATTTTGGCAATATCACCATTGCTTGTGAATCAGCAGGGGTTGGTAGAGGTCAATACAAGGCCTGGTGTGATAAAGATCCTGAGTTTAGACAAAGATTGGCTGAAATAGAGCCTGAGGAGATTATGCTTGACTTCGGTGAGCATAAGTTGATGGAAAGGATTGCTAAGGGTGATACCTTGGCTACAATGTTCCTGTTAAAAACCAAAGGTAAGCGTAGAGGCTATATCGAAAGGCAAGAGGTTGCTCATGAAGGAGATGTCGTTAAGCAGATTACTGTTAATGTCCTAAAGGCTAGTCATGTAGAAGAATTGTCTAATGGCCCTCAGCAATTAGATGGGGATGAAAACGCTCAACTTGAGGATAGTGGATTCGTAGTTCCAGCTACAGAAGCTGCTAATATTCAAGATATTCCACTTTACGAGTTCGATAAGGAGGTAGATGTGCCTAATGAGATGGATATATATGAAGAATAGATCCGTAGGATATGAGAATAGGGCTATTTAGCATTTTAAGGCGATTCTAGGGCATATCTGCCTTTGAGTAGTACTATCTATCCAAAAAGGGGTAGAGTGTCTTAAAACGCTTCTAAATGCCCTTTAATTAGATTGCATGAATTTTTCCGAATTATTCATGCAGATTTGCCAAAGTCGGTAGTAAAACTTGGACAATATCCGAATTAGTGTCACCAATTTATATAAATATGTGACATAGTTAGGGGTAACTCTGTTAATTGTTGTAACATTATTAGGGCATATATGTTACTGATTTATATAGGATTGTAACAGAATTTGTTAATTGTTAAAATTGGGTTTGTTATATGTTGTAACATATATAAGCTAAAATTTGTTACAAATGGGTGCAAATGAATATAAATGGGAGCAAAGTAGTAATAATACTACCCTAATATCAAAAGATGTAAACTTTGCAAGTTTTGATATTACTCAATCGACTGAGTAATTTTACTCAATGAGCCGTAAATGATTGATAAACGGCTCAAGAATGATTGATAAAGTGCCTTATAA